TCTGGTGCAAGATTGTGGATGTCTTATCTGGATAGGGATGAAGATGTCTTGCGTTATCAGGGTCTGGCATTTAGCTGGATAGGTTTTGACGAACTGACACAATGGGCCACACCATATGCATGGAACTACATGCGAAGTCGTCTTAGGTCCACTGCACCAGACTTGCCTATTTATATGAGGGCTACGACCAACCCCGGCGGCAGAGGTCATCATTGGGTCAAAAAGATGTTTATTGATCCAGCCCCTTATAACAGAGCGTTTGATGCAACAGATAGTGAAACAGGAGAAGTACTCCGATACCCAGCAGGACATAGCAAAGCTGGAAAGGCTTTATTCAAAAGAAGATTTATACCAGCAAGACTTTCTGATAATCCATACCTTGCGGAATCAGGTGATTACGAAGCCATGCTTCTTTCCATGCCAGAGCAGCAACGTAGACAGCTACTTGACGGCGATTGGGACATTAAGGAAGGGGCTGCCTTTACTGAGTTTGACCGGAATGTTCATGTTATTGAGCCTTTCGATATTCCTCATAACTGGGTCAAATTTCGTGCCTGCGATTATGGGTACGGTAGCTATAGTGGTGTTGTTTGGTTTGCCGTTGCGCCTAATGAGCAACTTATCGTATATCGAGAACTCTACGTTTCTAAAGTCCTTGCCACAGACTTGGCAGATATGATTCTTGACTTAGAGGCTGGGGATGGCACTATTAAGTACGGTGTATTGGACAGTTCTCTTTGGCATAAGCGTGGCGATACTGGTCCATCTCTTGCTGAACAAATGATTAGTAAAGGGTGTCGTTGGAGGCCGTCAGATAGAAGCAGAGGTAGTCGTGTATCTGGCAAAAATGAAATACACAGACGTTTACAGATAGACGAATTTACAGAGGAACCTAGACTTGTTTTCTTTAATACTTGCACAAACCTCACGGCCCAACTTCCCGCCATACCGCTGGACAAAAAGAATCCCGAAGACATTGACACTAATTCGGAAGATCACTTGTATGATGCGTTAAGATATGGTATAATGTCAAGACCAAGGTTTAGTGTTTGGGATTATGATCCTGCAGGAAGACCGGCATCTGGTATGCGTGTAGCAGACAGTACATTTGGATATTAAGGAAAAATAATATGGCTGATGATGAAATTATGATTGAAGATGATGCTATCGCACTAGAAGACAGTGAAGATACATCTATTTCTGATGTAGACGTAAGTAGCATCATTCCATTTATTATGGAGCGTTATAATCGTTCCGAAGACTATAGGTATCAGGACGAAGAACGCTGGCTTCGTGCCTACCGCAATTATCGTGGTTTGTATGGTCCTGATGTTCAATTTACAGAAGCAGAAAAATCTCGTGTCTTTATTAAAGTCACAAAAACTAAAACGCTGGCAGCTTATGGGCAGATCGTTGATGTGCTATTTGCTAACCAGCGTTTTCCTCTTTCTATTGAGCCTACTGAATTACCAGAAGGTGTAGTCGCAGACGTTAGCTTTGATCCACAAGAACCAGAGCAGTTACAGTCTGATCCAAATGTTAGCCCTTATGGTTTTGCTGGTGATGGTGAAGACTTACCACCGGGTGCTACTGCTAAGACACTACAGGAAAAACTAGGTGTTATGCAGAATAAACTGGAGCCTATTCAGGATAAACTGAGAGAAGGTCCGGGCAAAACACCTACAGCAATTTCATTTAGCCCAGCTATGATTGCTGCTAAAAAGATGCAAAAGAAAATACACGACCAACTTGAAGAGTCAGGGGCAACTAAGCATTTACGTAGTGCAGCATTTGAGATGGCCTTGTTTGGCACGGGCGTAATGAAAGGTCCGTTTGCAGTAGACAAAGAATATCCTAATTGGGATGAAGACGGGAACTATGATCCGTTATTTAAAACAATCCCACAGGTAAATCACGTATCTGTATGGAACTTTTATGCAGACCCAGATGCCAATAACATGGACGAAGCCCAATATGTAATTGAGCGTCACAAAATGTCCCGTACACAATTACGTAATTTAAAGCGTAGACCTTACTTTAGAGGTGGCGTTATTGATGAAGTCATCCAAATGGGTGAGAACTACGAAAAGAAATACTGGGAAGATGACCTGTCCGACTATGCACCAGATCATGGTGTAGATCGGTTTGAAGTGCTTGAATACTGGGGCATGGTCGATACTACATTGCTAGAAGAGCAAGGCATCGACATTCCAAAAGAACTTAAAGAGTTTGACGAACTGCAGGCTAACGTCTGGATATGTAACGGTAGATTGCTGCGTATGGTTCTTAACCCATTCAAGCCAGCTAAAATTCCATACTGTGCTGCGCCATACGAGTTGAACCCCTACTCATTCTTTGGTGTAGGTATTGCTGAAAACATGGATGATACGCAGACACTAATGAATGGCTTTATGCGTATGGCTGTTGATAACGCCGTATTGTCTGGCAATCTAATTGTAGAAGTAGACGAAACCAATCTAGTACCGGGTCAGGACTTGTCTTTGTATCCCGGCAAAATTTTTCGCAGACAAGGTGGCGCACCGGGTCAAGCTATCTTTGGCACTAAATTTCCAAACGTGTCACAAGAGAATATGATGCTATTTGACAAGGCTCGTGTGCTAGCGGATGAAAGCACAGGCTTCCCATCATTTGCGCATGGACAGACTGGTATTAGCGGTGTAGGCCGTACAGCTAGTGGTATCTCTATGCTTATGGGTGCTGCGCAAGGCGGCACAAAAACTGTTATTAAAAACGTAGACGACTATCTTCTTCGTCCGTTAGGCGAAGGGCTGTTTCGTTTTAACATGCAGTTTGACTTTGATCCAGAAATCAAAGGCGACTTAGAAGTTAAGGCTCGTGGTACTGAAAGCCTAATGGCTAATGAAGTACGTAGCCAGCGGTTGATGCAATTCTTGCAGATTGCAAGCAGCCCAGCACTTGCACCTTTTGCTAAGTTCCAGTATGTAATCCGTGAGATTGCAAAGTCTATGGACTTAGACCCCGACAAAGTAACCAACAATATGGACGAAGCTGCACTGCAAGCAGAGATTATGAAAGGCTTCCAAGCCCCTGCAGGACCGCAGGAAGGCGCACCAGCGGGTGCGGATGCAATGGATACCTCTGGTGCAGGCGGTGGCAATATAGGTGTAGGACAGGCTCCTGTGCCGGGTGAACAAGGATTTAGTGCGAATGGACAAGGAAATACTCAGCAAGCTCAAGGGGCTGGTGGGCAACAGCCGCC